CATCACGATTGCGCCGGTGGTGTCTGGTGCTGGTGGTGATGGCCTTGGTCAAATCTTGCTTGGCGCAGCATTGCTTGCTGTCGCATGGTGGAACCCGCTTGGCTGGGCTGCATCGGGGGCATTTCTTTCCCAGGCCACGCTCTACTCGGTGGGCACAGCCATGATTCTTGGCGGTGTTGCGCAGATGATTGCACCTACACCCAAAGCATCTGAACCATCTGAGCGTCCAGAGAACAAGCCCAGCTACAGCTTTAATGGTGCAGTCAACACGACCGCTCAGGGCCACCCCGTGCCAGTGGGATATGGTCGATTGATAGTAGGTTCAGCCGTGATCAGCGCTGGTATTGATGTCGACGAGATTCCTGCATGACAGATTTGATTATTGGTGCAGGAGGTGGAGGTAAAGGGGGTGGTGGGGCCAGCGCACGCGTGGCCCAAGAAGCGCCTGACAGCTTGCGCTCCAAAGCCTACGCAAGGGTTGTCGACCTCATTTCCGAGGGCGAGATTGAGGGTTTGGTCAATGGACTGCAATCTGTTTATTTGGACGACACACCTATACAGAATGCCGATGGAACGACCAACTTCTCTGGTGTGACGCTTGAGACCAGAGATGGCACTCAGCAGCAAAGTTACGTACCCGGATTCTCTTCTGTCGAGAATGAGGTGCCCGTTGGCGTGGAGATTAAGGCGAGCCAATCCGTGGTGCGCTCAATCACTGATCCGGATGTAGATGCTGTAAGGATCAAGGTGAGCGTAGGTCAACTTACTAACCAAGACACGACCAACGGAGACCTTAACGGAAGCTCAGTCACATTCGCCATCGATCGTCAGGTCAATGGTGGCGGGTTTGTCGAAGTGATCAACGACACGATCTCAGGCAAGACCACGACCAAATATCAGCGCAGTTACTACGTGCCTCTCATTGGCAGCGCTCCATGGGAAATCCGTGTACGACGAATCACGGCAGATTCAACCTCCAGCGCCATTCAGAACAAGACTTATCTCGACTCCTACACCGAAGTTGTTGAGAGCAAGCTGCGTTACCCAAACAGCGCCTTGGTTGCATTGAGGGTAGATGCTTCGCAGTTTTCTGCCATCCCTCGGCGCAGCTACGACATGAAACTGCTGCGTGTCCGTGTGCCGGTGAACTACGACCCTGGAACACGAGCCTACAGCGGCGTGTGGAATGGAACCTTCAAAATCGCATGGACAGACAATCCTGCGTGGTGTTTCTACGATCTGGTCACCAGCACCCGGTACGGTTTGGGTGGTTACATCCCTGAGTCTCAGGTGGACAAATGGGCGCTTTACCGAGTAGCGCAGTATTGCGATCAGTTGGTGCCTAACGGGCTCGGGGGCTTTGAGCCGCGCTTTACCTGTAACTTGTACCTTCAGACTCGCGAGCAGGCTTACAAGGTCGTGCAGGACATGGCCTCGATTTTTAGAGGCATGGTGTATTGGTCGGGTGGTGCAATTACGGTCACACAGGATGCACCCAGTGATGCGGTTTACCAGTTCGCCCCTGGCAACGTGGTGGACGGTGAGTTTGCCTACCAAGGTTCTTCTGCTAAAGCTCGTCACACCGTTGCGCTCGTGACCTGGAACGATCCAGATGATTTCTACCGTCAGAAGGTTGAATACGTCGAAGATGCCGCCGGTATCGCCCGCTATGGGATTGTGCAAAGCGATGTAGTTGCACTCGGTTGTACTGCTCGAGGTCAAGCCCACCGGGTGGGCAAGTGGCTTTTGTTCTCCGAACAATCGGAATCGGAAATTGTTACCTTTCGCACGGGATTGGAAGGCGCAGTAGTCCGCCCGGGCGATGTCATCAAGGTAGCCGATCCTGTCCGAGGCGGTATGCGCCTAGGCGGCCGTATCGCCGGTGCAACGGTCAGCACTGTGACGATCGACCAAGAGTTGCCCGCTGATTTACCTTGGAGACTATCGGTTGTTTTGCCAAATGGCGCTGTCGAAGAGCGTCTGGTGGGACCTGTTTCTGGGCGCACTCTGACAGTAACGATACCGTTCAGCTCGGCTCCTCAAGTTGGCGCAATTTGGGTTTTGGCATCCTCAATCATCGAGCCGCAGCTTTTTAGGGTGGTGGCTGTTGCTGAGCGTGATCCGGGTGTCCATGAAGTAACAGCTCTGGCGCACAACCCAAGCAAATATGCTTCGATTGAAGAAGGACTGGCACTTCAGCCACGATCGATTACTGTGCTCTCGGACGTTCCACCGCCTCCTACGGGGTTGGTCATGCAGGAAAGTCTTTACCGGGTCAAAGATCAGGCGCAAGTTTTAGTTCAGGTCTCTTGGTCCGAGGTTCAAACTGCGATTGCATACCGGCTGTCTTACCGAGTGGCAGGCGGAAACTTCGTAAGCCTGCCCCTGACCAGCGCCAATTACGTTGAAATTCGAGACGCCCAAGAGGGGCAGTACGAGTTCAGTCTGAGAGCTATTGGCATCACCCGTAAGGAAAGCGTTCCCGCAACACTCAACGCGACAGTGCTGGGCAAGACGCTACCGCCATCGGACGTCACGGGATTTACGGTTCAGCGCCGAGTTTCAGACTTGATGATTGCCTGGGATGAACTGCCGGATGCTGACCTCTCAGGATACGAGGTCCGCGTGGGGCCAGGTTGGGATAACGCGCAATTAGTGGCCAAGACATCAGGTACGCAGATGTTGCATGACCAAAGTGCAGCAGGCCAGTACCCGTATCACATCCGCGCGATTGATACCTCAGGCAATTACAGCGCGCGCGTGACAACCTTTGTGCTGAATTTGCTTGCTCCAAGCACGGTTCGGCAGTTCGATGTTGTTCAATCGGCCAACCGCTTGGAATTTCGCTGGCAACCTAACCCTGAGCCAGAAGTGGTGGGCTACGAATTGCGGGAAGGGGCTGCTTGGGACGCTTCGCTTTTTGTTGCCGAGGTCAAGTCCACCAGTTATACGCTGCCCTCCGGCTTTGATGGCGAGCGCAAGTTCTGGATCAAAGCAATTGCGTCACCTGGGATTTACAGCGACACCCCGACCTTTGTCTCGACGGTGGTGGCCCAACCTCAAAATGCCAATCTGATTCTCGCCCGCGATGAGCAGGCTCTAGGGTTTCCAGGCACTAAGCACTTTGCAGCGGTCGTCTCGGTCAATGGCCGCAATGTGCTGCGCATGAGCACTGGTGCCCAGACGTCTGAGTATCTGTTTGAGTTGGACTTGGTCTCACCCATCCGTGCCCAAAACACGCTGCTCAACAGTTTGGGGGCATCGGTTGATGACCGTACAACGTGGTTGGAGGCGAATTTCCCTTGGGCAAGCGATGCTGCCAAACGGCAATGGGCTTATGACGGTGCAATTGCCAACGTGGATGCCCGGTTTCAGATTGCGCGTGAAGATGCGCTGCAAGACGGAGAAATTTACGGCTGGAGGCTTAACGGCTCCACCGCCGGTCTTGGTAATCCGTTGCTAAGCCAAGCAGCAAGTGTTAGTTACGCCGCAGGCCGGTATGGCGACGGGCTTATGGTGAAGGACACGACCCGAGTCGCTTGGGGTGTAAATATTCCAGAAGTCTTTCACACATCATTTTGGTTTGCGCCATCTGAGATTACGACTTGTGTCATCTGGACTGCGACAGGCTCATCGGGTCAACTGCTCGTGGGCTATGACTCTAAAAATGGTTCCTTTTTCCTGGAGGACCATCTTGCAAGGCGAGTGAGTTTGGCGTTCTCTTTATCCGTCACAGACCGGATTTGTCTTGGTGTTTGTCAAACGGCCACCGAGCGCCGACTCTTTGCAGGACGAATGGGTGGTGATATCGATTCGGCGAGCGCTGCAATAGCGCCGATCGGCACGTTTACAAGTCTGCGTTTGTACTAGATCTAGCTCAACAAAATTTCACCCCAACCGTGGCGCTGCTCTCGCAAGAGGCGGCGTCATTTTTTTTAAATGAGGACTTTTATGATCCAAGAATCTATGCAACTTTATGGCGCGATGACTCTCATCGTGCATCGTGCCAACGGTGAGGTTGAAACTGTTCACAAGGACAACATCATCGTCAACGTAGGCTTCGACTTTATTGCCGATGCGATTGGAAAGTCTGTCAGCCGTCCCAACGTGATGGGCTTTATTGCGCTTGGCACAGGCACTACCGCAGCCGCAGCAACACAGTCGGCGTTAGTGACGGAACTCGACCGAAACGCCGCGACCTACGCTCACACGGCGGGAACCAAAACTTTTACTTTCACAGCTGACTTTTTGGCAGGCGATGGCACTGGTGCAATCACAGAGGCAGGGGTATTCAACGCTGCGTCAGCAGGCATCATGTTTGACCGAGTGGTATTCCCTGTGGTCAACAAAGGTGCCGATGACAGCCTGACCGCCGTTTTCACCTTCACGATGAGCTGATCGTCATGCCCGAAACGGTGACGGTTACTGAAACCCAGGGATCTCGCTACACCTGGGCATCGGCCGGATTCACATGGTCGAGTGCCAGTGCAGGAAAAAGCTGGACAGCAGCCTATCCTGCGGTCTATAGCATTGCTGTGGCCGCAACGCTTGCCTTTATCGAAGCTGGATCGCGAAGCTGGACAAAGCGTTCTCGTGAGAGCCTTCCAATTTCAGAAGGACGGAAAAATATATTCACCCTGCGTGAATCTGAGGCGGTTGGATTCTCTGAAACCTACTCGGACCTCATCGCTTTTGTTTTGCGCTGGGTTGAATCGATGGCCTTTGCAGAAGGCGTCGCGAAAGGTAATAAAAAACAAGCGTCAGAGTCATTTCAAGCTTCTGACTACCTTAGGCGCGTACTGACAAAAAATACCGGCGAAAGCGTCGCATGGTCTGAATCACTTCGTCAGAACAGCATAAAGCGCCTGACTGAAGTGATGCCCATCTCTGAGTCCCTTCAGAAGCTAATCGTAAAAAACAGGTCTGAAAGCTTTGGACTAGGCGACGACTTGGATCGGGTGATCAAAAAGCAGGTTGCAGAGGCTATTGCGTTTGCTGAAACCTACACAGACCTGATTGCCTTTGTCCTGCGAGTGAGCGAAGGCCTTGGCGTCAGCGATTCAGGTGCTAAGCAGGTAAGAAAGCCACTCGTTGAATCCTTTGGCACGACCGACAAGATGGCGCGCCAAACGATCAAACGGGTTGCTGAGGCCGTGGCGGTTGGCGAGGCACTGGGCAGAGCGGTGGCCTATCGGCGCAACCTCTCTGATGGTTTTGGTGTATCTGATGCACTGCGCAAAGCTTTGAGGCTGACAGCTCGAGAGGCACTACTTCTTGCCGAGCAGTACCGCAGGCACGCCAATGGTGTGATCAGCGACATGATCGTTGCAAGCGGTGAGATTACTGAAGATGACTTTGCGGCCATCGTTCAGTCTGGCCATCCACCAGGCTACACCGACTTTCGAGACTTCATTCAGGGTGACTACACCTACCGTCGCGCTTTATTTCGTGCGATTTTGAACTCAAGAAACTCAGACCGAGGGTTCATTGATGCCCTGAGAGTAACGGTTGACGTGCCCGACATCTTCGACAGAGGAACAGCTCAGATTACCGACGCAGCCGTAGGTGTCGCAATTACTTTTACTCGTGCCTTTCGAGTTCCTCCCGAAGTAACTATGACCCACAAGGGCGGAACGGTCGTGGCAATAGCGAGGCTAGTTGGCTCCATCACTACAGTCGGCTTCACCGCTGTTCTGGAAAACACGTCCGGCACTCGAGTTGCCGGTTCTTTCACTTGGATTGCACAGGGGTACTAGATGCAAAACTTTACCGACATACCGTCGTCGCGTTCGCTCTCAGATTCGCTCATTGAGATTTTGAATAACGACAAGACTGGGATTTCTTGCAACAGCGGAACCACATTCCCGACTACAAACCAACAAGTTGGAATGCTCTGCTACCGCACAGATCAGCTGAAGCTATATCTGTTGATCGGAACCAACCCCGATAACTGGCGCTTGATCATGGACTTATCTAGCGGCATTGACTCACAGTTCGCGACCAAGCTCAATGCCGCTTCTTACACCGCTGCCGATGTCTTAGCGAAGCTTCTTACCGTTGATGGGGCGGGAACTGGTTTAGATGCTGACCTGCTTGATGGTCAACAGGCTAGTGCATTTGCCTCAAGTACGCATAACCACAACGCAACGTACCTTGGAATTACTGCCAAGGCCGCTGACGCCGAGAAGTTGGATGGCTATGACTCCACAGCATTCGTGAGGACGGTAAACGGAGCTGGTCCAAATGCAAGCGGTAATGCCACGGTAGTCATTGACTTGTCCAGTCGTGTTGCCAAGACGGGCGACACGATGACGGGGAATCTGACGATTCAGAACGCGGCCCCAACCCTCACGATGCAGGATACGGACAACGTTACTCGTTCATTGCATGTGAACAGCAACCTGATGGGCTTTTTGAAGTCCGATGGTAACTGGGACATGTACATGAACAACGGCGGATCTCTGTGGACAGCAAATTACGGTTGGCTTCATGACTACTTCTTCAACTCAGTTGGAAATTGTTTTAGAAGTAGCAATCCAGGTTCAGGATGGCAAGGCGCGTCCAACTGCACTGCAAACACAGCCGATTTCTACAACTGTGGCGACTTAGCACCCACCTCAGGAATTTATATGTTGAGGCTTGTCGATGGCGGCTCAACCATTAGCTTTGGCTCGCAAACCACACGCTACAACTGCAATTGCGATTGCAACTGCTGCTAAGGAATTCAGATGAAACTTTATACAGGCAGTAAGAACTCACCATTCGCATTGGATGTGGTACTTGATGACCAGAATTTGAGTTTTTTTGTTCGCGCAATCATGCAGCGTGAATTCGTTGGGGATCCGTCAATGAATCACTCAAACGGTGGAAAGTTTTTTGACCAGAGCTTGATCACTGAGTGGCGTGGAAACTTTGGCGTCTTTGGACAGCCAATCTATGAGCGCACTTTAAATTTGGGTTTATTTCGTGAGCATCCGGAATTTTCAGATCACGCTAGTTTCATGCTTTATGCGCCTGTCGGGTTCATGGAGATGAGCGGAACTTCAGCAGGATTTTTTCAGCAAACTCCAAACCTTTACGCGGCCACCTTGGCATCAAAGATGGATGCACAGGCCTTTCATGCTTCGGTACTTCAAACTCATCCGATTGGCCACATCCTGGTTCCATTCAAATCTTCGCCCATGGAGGACTGGACACTGGGCTTCAATGTGTTCTCGCCAGAGTTGGTCAGGGCCAGTGGCAACATTGAAGTCATCCCTGCCATCACCCTAGCGCTTGTTCGGGAAGAAATCTTGCCGGTGGTTCGGTTTGTTGGTGGCCCATCCATCAATGTCCCAGCCAGTGGAGAGGAAAGCATTTATTTCCGGCTCGAAACCCCAGACGGTGATCCGATTGAGGATCGAGATGCCGAGGTGTATCTGGAGTCCACAGCTGGATACCTTGTTGCCCGACGAGTCAGAACCTCTGGTGGCTCAGGAAGCACGATCTTTAGGCCTGATGGCATGGCTGTGGGTGATGTTGCGAAGATTAAGGTTGGGTTCAAGTACTTTTCTGGGACCGACGATCTGATGGTGAACGTCCTATGAGGCTTAACCTGTTTCCCACAGCCGTGGGTTTATGGACGCTCAACAATCCTTCCAGCTTCGACGAATGCCTGTACCTGGACCTGCTTAAGGTTCATGGCGCGATGAAGACTGAGGCTGGGGAAATCTGGGACCGGCATCCTCACGACGTCTTTGACGGGTCTGTTCCCAGTGCCACCCAACTGGCCAGTATGGCCATACCCATCCTGCAACGTGACTTTGTAGGCCCAAAAGGGCGGATCACCCATTTGCAAGGGCGAGAAGTTGTGCGAGTTGCTGGCGTGGAAATCATGCCGCACTCCGACGAAGACGAATGTCATCTGCAGGCGGTGTATTTCCCCAACGGTCCTGAACTTGATCCGTCAGAAGATCTGCTGGAGCAAGTTAACCAATACGGTCCGAACGCCTTTGCCATTTGCAATCCCGACTGGCGATCTTCAGGTTTTGGCAAGTGCCTTATGCCGTGGGAAAACCACGCGAAGTTTTGGATCAGACCTCACAGGGGCTTGCTTGTGGCATTTGATGCTCGTGCTGTTCATTTTCAGAAGCCCTATACGGGCGAAGTTCCCTTCATGCAGGTACTCCTCAACATAAAGGTGGAAAGACTCAATGGCTAAATTCATAATAACGACAGTGGATCCACGAACAGAAGCGGTCGTACCTCTTATGTACGATAACTCGGACTCCAGCTTGACCGACCTTCAGGGGCGATCAATGGTTCGAACAGTAGATCCCACGCTTCTAGTTTCTACGCAAGATGCTCTAGTGACATCCCGTGAAGCTCCGCTTGGAAAAACATCCCCGCGCGTACTTAAGATTTCTCTTGGTTTGTCCTGCAACTACTCATGCGAATACTGTTCGCAGCGTTTCGTTGCCCGAAACATAGAAACCAACCCGGACGACATAAATTGGTTTCTGGCATCTTTAGATAGTTGGGTCCTAACCCCCCCAGATGCCATCGAGTTCTGGGGGGGGGAGCCACTTGTTTACATAAAGACTCTCAGACCCCTGGCAGATGCCTTGCGTCAGAAGTTTCCGGCTGCCAGGTTCTCAGTGATAACAAATGGGTCGTTGTTGAATCCTGAAACCAACCAATGGCTTGAAGACTTGGGGTTCACCGTCAGCATCTCCCATGATGGGCCTGGCCAGCATGTGCGGGGGCCAGATCCGCTGGAAGATCAGCAGGTCAGGACTGCCATCTTGGATCTGTATCAAAGGCTAGCTCCTAAGGAGCGTTTCAGCTTCAATGCCATGCTTAATCGAGATAACCAGTCTCGCGCAGAAATTCAATCGTTCTTTGTGAACCTCACGGGTGATCCGAACGTACTGATTGGTGAGGGAGGTTTTGTTGATGCTTACGATGCAGGTGGGATTAATCAGTCGCTAAGGGCAGATGAGTTTCATTCCTTTAGGCGTCAAGCGTTTCACGATATCCGGCATGGCAAGGCGAGTCGCATCGCTAGCGTACGGGATAGGGTGATGTCATTTGTTAACTCGCTACGTTTTATGCGTCCTGCGTCTATTCTTGGGCAAAAGTGCGGAATGGACCGGTCTGATTCAATCGCTGTTGACCTCAAAGGCAATGTGCTCACGTGTCAGAACGTGAGTGCTGCTGCGTTAGCTCCAAATGGAGAGTCTCACCGCATTGGCCACACTAGCCAGCTTGATCAGGTGGCGCTCAAAACAGCAACGCACTGGTCACATCGATCTGAATGTCCGAAATGTCCAGTGCTGCAAATTTGCAAAGGTTCGTGCATGTTTCTTGGGGGGCCGCTTTGGGAAGCGTCTTGCAACAACGCTTATTCCGATGCACTCCCAATCTTTGCGTCTGGAATTGAGTTTCTCACTGGTTTGGTGCCTGTCTTCATAGATGGCGACATCCCAGAGGCCAGAAAGGATATTTTTGGATTTAGCCGCACAAATTCCAATGGAACCGTAGCTACTCGCAAACCATTTCCGGTTCCGGTTGTTGCCTCTTAAAAATTAAAAATTCTTGCTTCAAGCCCGCCTGGTTCACTCCTGTGCGGGCTTTTTCTTTTTGGAGATGCCCATGACAGAAGAATCCACCAGTTCACAAAACGCTGACATCCTGAACCTTCGTCGGGAAGATCTAGATGAGCTGCTTACCCGGGCCGCCGAGCGAGGGGCAGAGCGCGCGTTGGCCTGCCTTGGCCTCGAAAACGGCCACGCTGCCCGTGACATCCGTGACCTGCGCGGTCTCATCGATGCCTGGCGAGAAGCGCGCCGAACCGTCTGGCAAACCACAGTCAAGGTTCTGACCACAGGGGTGCTTGCTGCACTTTTGGTTGGAATCGCCATCAAGTTGCGTCTTATGGGAGGTCCTCAATGATTGAGACTCTATTAGGCGGCTTACTGGGCGGCGCGTTTCGCCTGGCTCCCGAGGTCCTGAAATGGTTCGACCGCCAAGGAGAGCGTGGCCACGAGTTGGCCATGCAGGACAAGGCGCTCGAGTTTGAGAAACTGCGTGGTGCTCAACGCATGTCTGAGATCGGCGCGGCTGCCGACGGCGCATGGAACACAGGCGCAATCGAAACTCTTCGCGATGCTGTGCGCACTCAGGGTGAAAAAAATGGGGTTGCCTGGGCCGATGCACTTTCCAGCACAGTTCGCCCAGTGATCACCTACTGGTTCATGGCGCTGTATTGCTCGGCGAAGACGGCAGCATTCGCGGCTGCTTTGTCTGCCGGTGCTGACTGGGGTACGGCAGTTCTGCACGCCTGGACTGAAGCCGACCAGGCGCTGTGGGCCGGGGTCCTGAACTTCTGGTTCTTGGGCCGCGTGTTTGAAAAGGTTCGGCCGTGATCGATGTTCCGCAAGCAGCTATCGACTTGGCCAAGCGCTTCGAGGGATTCTGCCGCGTGCCCAAGTCAGACCCTGATCGTGCTTATCCGTATGTCTGTCCGGCAGGGTTTTGGACCATTGGGTACGGCCATCTTTGCGATGCCAAGCATCCGCCGATCACCATGGAAGAGGGGGAGGCGTATCTCACTGCTGACATGGCCGATGCACTGAGAGCCACACTGCGCTACTGCCCGGTACTGGCCAATGAGCCGGAGGGACGGCTTGCGGCCATTGTGGACTTCACCTTCAACCTCGGGGCTGGTCGGTTGCAGGCCTCGACCCTTAGGCGGCGGGTCAATCAGCGTGACTGGTCAGGTGCGGCGCAGGAGTTGCGTCGATGGGTTTATGGGGCTGGCAGAGTACTGCCGGGGTTGGTGCTCAGGCGGGAGGCGGAAATAGATATGCTGGTAAGAGTCATTCGTTAAATTTACCAAAATGATATTGCATAAATTTAATCTGAAATAACACGTGGAAAAGGCTGAGGACGCCAAAGTGGATTCTTCGATATTTCAAGTGCATTTTGAGCTTCAATTAATTCGCTATCAAGTTTTGAAACTAGATCCTGATTTAGATTTCCAGATTGTTTAATCTCAACTAGAAGCTGAACCAGTTGATCTAGAGTCCACTCTAAATAAGTGTGAACTCTTGCCGAATGTAAAGCGTCCGAAACAGCCAAGACACAACCCTCGCCATCATGAAGCATGCCTTCAGAATCTAAAGTTATTGAAGTGGCTTGTGAAGAGTTGCGTAGCATATATATGGCTTTTGGAACTTGGTTTTTTCAGAAATACAAACGCAGTCAGATCATTGCAGATACGCGCGCAAGTATGTTTTTAGTTCGTTTTGCAAATCAGATGGCAAGTATCTGACTTCGGTAGTTAAAGATAAATTATTAGGTCTCCCAGCACTGCTAGGCAGACTGAAAACTGCTGGTCCTGGAACTACACTGCTGCAAGAGTTTGACAGCAACACATAAACACCACTTCCCCATCTGGCTTCAGGCCCTGGCCAGTGCCGATCAAGGTTGACTTCTAGTCCGCCAGATTGAGAGACTGTTCCTGAAATGCTCCCGGTTGCTGAAATGCTGCCAGTTAGGTTCCAGGTATTGCTGCCTTTTAATAGACGAGATTTATTTTCAAATTTATTTTCAGGATAGATGGCAAGGCATTTGAATTTATTTATCAGAGCTAATTCGGTTGACCGATATATGGCTAACAATTTTTGATGGTCCATGGGAACGCGACTCAGCTCAGATCCAAAAGTGACAAAGTGAATTTCATCTCCCTCGGCTTTGCCGGAATAATCAACCGACCTAATTAT